TCCGAGTAAACGGCGCATTCCCAAAATGCTACTAGCCCCACTGAAAAGGTTGAAATGGCAGGAGTGTAAGGAATTGAACCCTATCCTGCTGGGTTGGAGCCAGCCGTGCTTCCGTAACACTTCACTCTTATTTATTAAATCGTAAAGTATATTGTCTACCATCATGTAAAAAAGTTACAGTAGAGTGTGAATATACATTTTCATATTCTTCATTATATCTAGTTTCAGTGCGACAACGAGTGCCTTTGTTACGCTCTGAATTTAGAATGCCTCCGATAATTGCTCCGATAGCTCCGCCACCTTCTTCACCTGGAACATTATTTCCTATAGCTCCTCCAACGATCGCGCCCTCAAGTAAATTTTCAATATCTGATTTACCATTACCTTCAGAGCAGATCTCAACAACATAAGGTGACTTGACTATGACACTTTTATAGTGGTCTTGTACAGTCTCTGCATATACAGACGAACAAGAAGTAGTTAGTAAAAAAGCTAGTAGTAATTTTTTCATTACATCTCCTACTAAGAAACTTGTAATGCAACGTAAATAAGCATTCCTAGTATACTAAAATTTATTATCATATTTATATAGTGTGGGTTTGGATTCATTTTTGACCTCATTTTGATAACTTGTAACAAACTAATGATTTACCGTTCCCAGGTTCTATAACAAGAGATGGCAGAGAAGCATTTACTTCTCTACACTCTGGTAAGTTTTTCCAAACATATCCCTCAGCAAGCTGTTGCTTTTCAGCTTCAAAGAAATCAGCATTTGAATTAAAAAATAACATTCCGACTATGATTATTAGTTCCATGCTTAGTATCCTTCAAAATAACTGTCTAAGATATCAATTTGATCTTCATATTTAGCAATTTGCTCAAGTTCTATTTCAATAGCTTCGATGATATCAGAATGCTCACCAATACCAACAGGATGAGCTAAGTAGACTTCTATGTTAGCTCGATGCTTTTCAATATGTCCTTGTGCGTGTGTGCGCACAGCGTCTAACAATAGTTTTCTCATTAATCTTCCTCTACTTCAGTGACATAACCTAAACCTCTTAAGAAAGCATTAAAATGAAATTGAATGTCGCTTGTCAGTACATCATCTAAGCCTGAACCTTCTTCAGTTTGAAATTCGTAATTAATTGATGGTAGAGTCTCTTTTACCATAGATTTGTTTTGATTATAATCAGCATCATAGCTGAAGCGAAAAGTGCCAGACATTGTTTTTCTCCATTTTTAAAGTTTATAAAAAGATATTATATAAAAAATAGGCATAAAGCAAGAAAGGAGCTACAGATGTAGCTCCCTTTGCACAAAGGTTTTTTAAAGTGTTCGCCAGTTAGTCATACCGTATAAGGTTGACTGACGAGTTAATACTTGATTAACAGCAATATCATTTGAATAATAGTTGTAAAAAAACTTTAACATTATTTTACACCATATTGCTTTCTACTTGCTTCATTCATTTCTGATAGAATACGGTGATATTCTTTACCACGATATTCTGTATCAGAAAGTAATTTTGCTGCATAATGATTAGCTTGTATTTGACGTGCTAATAAAAATGCATTTGCAATATTTTGAAAAAAGTTAAGTGTTGCTTCAAATAAACTAGCTGAATAGCTAAGTACTAGTGTTGTCATTGTGTTTCTCCCAAAGTTAAAATTTAACGATGAGACGCTATCTTCTTTTACCTTTTGATCGTTATTTTCTTAGGTAATTCGTCCTGTGGAATAATAACCTCTAAATCGATAATTAAAATTCCGTCACGAAGATCAGCTCCAACGACTTCTGTATATTCACTTAATCTAAAGCTTCGAGTAAACTTACGAGTAGACAGACCTCTATGAATATACTGTTCTTGTGGTCTGCGTTGTGCACGTTCACCTTTGATAGTTAAGACATGATCTTTAACTTCAATGTCAATATCTTCACGAGTAAAGCCGGCAACTGCAAGTTCTACAGTATACTTCATCTCATCAGTTTTTACAACATTATGGGGTGGGTATGCATCGTTAGCTTTTTCACGAATGCGGGTTAGTTCTTCGGCTATATGATCAAAGCCTAAAAAGACACTATTAGGGTATGCGAATGATCCAGTCATCATTATTCTCCTTTTTTATAAGCAAGAAAGTTTAAGTAGACCTCAACTGAGCATCTACTCTAATAATATACTAAAAATTTTATAAAAAATCAAGAAAATTTTTGGCTCTAGAGGTAGGAGTCGAACCTACAAGATTAAGATCAATCACACAATGAACAGTTGCGCGCGTTTACCAATTTCGCCACTCTAGAATATAATTAATTGATTGTGTCTAGTGCAGAGATCATTCGAGTCATGCCAATGCCTCCTCCAACTCTTGGAAAGAAATCAAACTCTAAAAACTCTTCAAGTTCAGACTCAACTCTATCTTTGCCAAATAGATCATACAGTAAATTTGCATACGCACCTTCAGTGATAGTATGAAAAGTGTCTCGCATTTGATTGACATCAGTGGATCTTTCAGCTGAACCAATTGTTTCCATACCGCCAAGAATAACATCAATCTTTTTAGATGTTTTTCCATCATCATTTCTGCTCATGTTCCAAAACGGCGATGTCATTTCAGGGAAATCTGTAATCATAGTAGATCCAAAGTCGTTAAACATAGCTGTTTCATGTTCAGCCTCCATCTCTACACTTTGCTCTAAACCATAATGACCTTGCCATTCAGAATAAGTTTTTTCTGTAGGTTCATCGAAGCCGAGATAATCGCATAAATCATATTCCATTTCTTTTAAATCGTTGATGTCACCATGCATTTCAAACTCAAACATCGGAAAAATAATATCATGACGACCAGGTATAGCGTTTGGTTCTTGCCTATATGAAGTTGAGACACAAAAAAAGCCCTCTTCATCAGGGGCTGAAAGTAATTCATGTTCTAGCCACATTTGACCAGTCTGCGGTAAAGGCCATACTTGTCCTGCATAATTGTATGTTGCTACGTTAAAGGGGTCTTCGCAAGCTGCAAGAATTGAAAGTCTATTTTGTGTATGTACCTCTTTAAAACCTTTGCTCAAAAAAAATGACCTTAAAAGGCCAACGGTGTCTGTAAATTTTGTGGGTGATATTAGTTGTGTCATTTTAACTCCTTAATATATTGTCTATGACTGATTCTCATTCATACGAGTATAGCAAAAGTATTAGATAATAGCAAGAAAAATTTTTATTCTATGAGCGAAATTGTATAATCTTCCATAACAGGGTTAGCTAAAAGATTCTGACACATCTTGTGGGCTAACCTAATAGCTTTTTTATCATCATCTGTATCTATATCTAGTATAAGTGTTTTACCCATTTCAATATTAGATAGTTGATTAAAGCCCATACCATTAAGAGTGCCCATAATAGCTTTAGCTTCGGGGTCTAAAACACCTGATTTAAGAGTAGTATAGATTGACAATTTTATCATTTTAACTTATGTCCACAATTGGGACATTTTGATAAACCCATAGCATCATCCATTTCTTTGAGTGTGTGTTTTAAACCCTTCATTCTTTTTATATGAGACTTCATCCAATCTTTCCTCCTATCAGATTTAGCTCTGCTTAATTCATTTTCTAAATCTTTTTGTAATTTTCCGTAGTTTTCTTTAAAAACACTATAAAAAGAAGTTATCATATTATTAATTCCAAATGTAAAATAAATGATTACCAATTACTGTAATAAGTTGATTTTTGTCAGCCCAGCGTGGACGAACATAGTCAGCATGATAATGAGTAGCTCCTTGACTAAAATCTGAAAGCATTCCATAGTAAACTTTAAAAGCGATAGTATGTGCTATTTCATAAATAAAATAGTCATCTGTAGGTATCTTATCAGCTTTTCCGTCACAATACCAAGAAAACTGACAACGATGACGTATAGGGTACATCATATCAGGATTTTTCCAAGAAGCTCGCTGCGGTCCTTCATATATTACATCACAGTAATTACTAGGAAAACGATTATCATAGACACGATTACGAACAACCCAAGCAACTGCGATCATACCTTTAATAGGTTGGTTACGCGCTTCCCAATAAATGTTATCAGCTGCACATTTAATCTGTGTGGGGTCTGCTTCCGCGTAAGATATCGGACTCAACACAGCTAGTGCCATACTGAATTTCAATAATAGATAAAAGTTCTTTAGTCTCATTTACTAACTGATGCCACCTTCCCTTTGGTATTATAAAATAATCGTTTTTACATAAAGTCTTTTTCTCTACTTGTTTACCATCTGTATCAGTAGAATAGTAAACTAAACCTTTTCCCTCTCTAACAAACCAAAGCTCGCTTCGTTCTTCATGTGTTTGCCAAGAAAGTTGAGACTGTGGGTTTACAATAAGTTCTTTTACTTTTGTAGTTTTGTAATCTGAAAGAACTTCATAAATTCCCCAATCACGTTTTGTAGGTTTGTATCGCCAATTTGCTAAAAAATCTGATGATGAATTAACTTTATCTGATCCTCCAATAGAATCATCTATGGCAATGTTCATGTCTCTACAAAAATGTAGTTCTGGATAATTACCCTCTTTTCTATCACCACCATTACCAAAAGTTATAGAAGAGGCTACGTCACTCCAACAAGTGTTCATTACATCAATTAATTCAATAGCAGTATCATCAGAATCATCAAATGAGTACACACAATCAATATACTTAATTGATTCTAAAATAGTTTTGCGTACATCATAAGGCATAAATGCGGCACCTTTTTTACGGATTAACCACTTATCTGAATTAAGCCCTACAAGAACCTTATCATATTTTAATGCAGCATGACGGAACATACTAATATGACCGTCGTGTACAGGATCAAATCCGCCAGACAGTATTACTACATCCATTAAAATAACTCTCCTACTTTTTGTGCGTGATCATCATAAACCCGCCCACTTGGATAATTCTCAGCTTTCCAAGTCTTGAAAATTTTTAAATGCTTACAAGAGCTAAAACGAGAAGGACAATCGCACTTTCGCTCAGAGATGCGATATACATCACTTGGATAGCTTGATTCTTCAAACTTTGCAATTTCATGACTGAACTTACCTTTTCTTAGTATGTAATTTCCCATTGTATATAATACCTATTTTCATTTTACTTTGCAAACAAAAAACTTATCTACTTGCTGCACGTCTACTTATAGGATCAGGTTTGACTCCTACAACTTCATCAATCATGTCTTGATACTCAACCTGAGCGTCGTGTTGAGGCTCTAAGTATGGGTTAAGAAATATATTACGCAGACGACGATAAAAATTACGCCATGTTGGTCCGTGAGGCTTACACCTAAAGTTATTTAGCTTATAAGAATAGTATTGAAGAGCATGAGCAATTTCGTGTAAAAGAACCATCTCAAGTCTATGCCATTTATTACGAGTATAAAAACCTCCAATCTCAGGGTCAGAGTCAAATGATGCATACTCATAAACTCTATGTAATTCGTTGATTGGGTTGTATAGATGCCACATAGCAATATTTATACCAGGACCGTCTGCATACATCCCGCCTCGAGACGATCGACGTTTTTTATCCCAATCAAGTTTAATAGATGCAAGTTTGAAATTTACATATATCTCTTCCTGGCAATGCTTTTCGACACGTCTAATAAATTCATTTGCATATTTTGTTACTTCTGTTCTAGTTTCAAAAAAATGACTCATATTCTACGCTTCCCTGTTGCTGTGTCAGATGCTTCTTTTTGTGAGAGGACTACTAAATTACCTTTGTTATAAGCTTGGCCAATATGAACTCCTGATCCAGAATAACGTTTCTTAGACGCAACAAAACCATTACCAACCTTATCTGAAGTTGGTGCTACACGCTCACAAGAATAGTCTGGAAAGTTTGGTGAAAATTTTTGTTTCTTAGCAAGTTGAGTAGGATGTACTCCACGTTTCATCAACCAACGGTCATGATCTTCTTGCAGTGTTGCCTTAGATGGTCTGTATCTCTTCATATTTTCTCCTTATTTTTAATAATATAACAAAAATAAGGCTAATATGCAACTAGAGACTTAACTCTTGATAGTCTTTTAGTGGAGCTAAATATTTTCCATCAATCTCTGGTTTAAACAAAGCTGCTGCAATGTTCCTTGCCCATGCTACTGAATCCCAATCATCTCCACAAAATAATGCAATCCTCTTCCCGTGAGCGGGATTAGTATGCCATAGACTAGGGTCATCAATTTGATAATAAGTAACATAGTCGCCAATAATATAATCAAGAGCATCAAAATTTAACGTAAAGTTATCTTTATGCTGAGCAAATAGTGCCGCTAAATAAAAACTTCCTTTACGTCCCCAGTTATCTTCATACATATAACTTACATCGTTCTCATTATATAGATCATATAC